GACACGTTAAGGTTTTGCATGACGCTATGCAATGGCGCAAACTACAACAGAATTCTACTGTAAAGAAAAAAGTATCAAGCGCTAAACCTGTAGTGAGACCAGGTGCTAAAGATACAAAAGCGGAAGCTACGTCTAACGTACGTAACTTACGTGAGCAATTACGTAAGACAGGTAAGTCAGACGCAGCACAAAAACTTATCGAACAAATGATCTAATTTACAAAGGAAAAAAACATCATGGCAGTTTCAGCAACCAATAGTTATACCGGTAAAGGTATAGCGGAGTCATTCGAAGATATTATCTTTGATATTTCTCCAGAAGATACACCATTATTATCAATGGCAAAGCGCATGACCGCCGGCCAGACCTATCACCAATGGCAGACAGACGCCTTGCAAGCAGCAGGCACAAATGCTAACGTTGAAGGTGACGACGCTTCATTCGCAACATTAGCAGCAACAACAGTATTAGGTAACTATACTCAAATTTCACGCAAAACAGTTCAAATTTCTAACACATACGACGTAGTACGTAAATACGGCCGTAAGTCTGAAGTTGCTTACCAACTTATGAAAGCTGGTAAAGAAATGAAACGTGACATGGAGTATGCTCTAGTACGTAACCAAGCTTCTTCAGCAGGTGGCGCAGCAACAGCTCGTACATCAGCAGGTATTGAGTCTTGGATCACTAACCGAGTAATTGCTACAGGTTCTACAGCAGGTACAACACCTGGCTTCTCAAATGGTACAGTTGCATCACCAACAGATGGTACTTCAGTAACATTTATCGAAGCAGACTTGAAGTCAGCTTTACAATTAGCTTGGACAGACGGTGGCGAGCCATCAACAATTCTTATGTCAGCAACTAACAAAGCTCGTTTCTCAGGCTTTGCAGGTATTGCTACTAAGTTTGTAGACGTACAAGTTAAAACACAAGCTACAATTACTGGCGCTGCAGACGTTTACGTTTCAGACTTCGGTAACCACACAGTTAAACTTGACCGTTTCATGAGAGATCAAGCTGTTCTCTGTATTGATCCTGGTTATGTTGGCTTAGCTTCACTACGTCCATTAAGCAAAGAAGAACTTGCTAAGACTGGTGACTCAACAAAATGGTTACTCACAGCAGAATACGCATTAGTGGTTCAAAACCCAGATGCACATGCTAAAGTACAAAACGTTGGTGCTTAGTAAATAGGTATGATACAATGGAGGGAGTTAATTCTCCCTCTTTGTATTTTTATATATGCCAATATTATTTGATCAAAATAGCGTAACAGGTGTAAGTCAGTACTTTGACTATGATCCAGCTAAAGATACATACTACCTAACTTCTACTCAAGACTTGAGTGGCATGTTAGACAAAATTAAAGAAGCAAGAGATAACCCAGATATTTGGGACAAAGGCGTTAAACAAGAATGGGCGCACTTTGCTAGCATTCCTCCAGTAGTGGAAATGCAATTAAAACAAAAAGGGATAGATATATATAACCCTGAACAAACAAAAGAGCTTATAAAAGAAATAAACGAAAACTACCCATACTTGAAACTAACTACTAAACGTGGATGATATTAAACAAGACTGGTCTTTTATAGACAAATGGTTTGATGACTACGGTCATACATTAGAGCCTAGAGAAATAGCAAGATGGGCTTACAGTAATGGAACATGGCAACAAGCTATAAAGACAGTACAAGATGATAGTTTATAGCGTTAAAGGTTTATTCAGTAATTTAAAACGTGTTGTTAAGACAAGAGACTCTAACAAGAATAAAAGAGTTTACGATAAAATAAGCAAGCTACGAAAACCATGGTGGCACTTTAGGAATAGATGGACAGAGACGAATTAAAGAACGTACAGTTAGCTATACATGACCTTATCACTAAGGAAAAGTATGACTTGGCTATGCCACTTATTAATGAAGTGTTAATGATCTATCCGAATGATGCAGCGACATTAAACTTTGCTGGATACATTTGGTTAATGGGTGATAAACCTGCATTTGCATACCAGTACTTTCGTAGAGCATTACAAGAACAACCAGGTAACAAAGCATTATGGACTTCTCTAGGCCGTGCATGTCACGAAATGGATAACTTTGATGATGCTATTAAATACTTCTTAAAGTCAGCAGAATTAGACCCTAACTATGCTATGGCATACTCTAATGCTTCAGCATCATTAGTTCAAATGTCACGTTGGGAAGATGCAGAGAAAGCAGCTAAGATGGCTTTAGAATGTGACCCTAAAGAGATACACGCACAATTAAACCTAGCTCATAGTTACTTAGCTAAAGGACAATGGGTAGAAGGCTGGAAAGAATGGGATAAGTCACTAGGTGGCAAGTTCCGTAAAGAATTAGTTTATGGTGATGAACCAAGATGGGACGGTTCTAAAGACAAAACTATCGTTATCTATGGCGAACAAGGTTTAGGTGATGAGATATTCTATGCTTCATGTATTCCTGACGCTATTGCTATTAGCAAGAAAGTTTACATAGACTGTGATGAAAGACTAGAAACATTATTTAAACGCAGTTTTCCTAAAGCAGAAGTGCATGGCACTCGTAAACAAGACAATGTGGAGTGGTTAGATGGACTTACTTTTGATGCAAGGTGTGGAATTGGTGGCCTACCCCAGTTTTTCAGAACAAACAGCAAGGCTTTTCCTGGGACTCCTTTTCTAGTACCTGATAGTGAGAAGGTAGACATGTGGAAGCACATGTTTAAGTCATGGAATAAAACAGTAATTGGTATCACAACTAAAGGCGGTACATTTAGAACTAACTCTAAAGGCCGTGAACTTACAGAAGAAGACTTACAACCACTATTAAAGCGTAAAGATATACAGTTAGTAAGCCTAGACTATAGCGTAGAACGCAAAATTGATGGCGTTAGATACTTTGAATTTGCAACAGACGCAAAAGACTATGACGAAACAGCATCTATTATAGCTGCATGTGATATGGTTTTAGGGGTAAACACTACAGCATTGCATTGTAGTGCTGCTATGGGCGTTAAAACATGGTGCTTAGTACCTAAATATCACCAATGGAGATACGGACAAGCAAGTATGCCATGGTATCGTTCTATGAGACTTATCTACCAAGACGATAAAACATGGTCTGAAGTAGTAGAAAACGTAGCAAGTCAGTTATGAAATTAGCAGGTAACACCTATTTACCAGATAGTGACCAATTCTTTGTAAACTATTTTAAATTAGGTGATGTATTTGAACGAAAGTCACTAGATATTGCAATAGAACATGTAAAGAAATGGGATGTTGCAGTAGATGGTGGCGCACATGTAGGTAGTTGGTCTAGGTTTCTGTGTGATAAATTCAATTTAGTCGCATCTTTTGAACCTAACCCTGATAACTTTGAATGTTTAGTAGCAAATACTAAAAACAAAAACAATATTATATTGTCTAAGTTTGGTCTGTACGACTCTCATCAAGAATTTGCACTAGAAAGTGGTAATAACACAGGTTGTTGGCATTTATCTGAAGGTAAAGGTATAAAAGTTATGCCTATGCCTGACTTCGGTGCATTAGACTTCTTAAAACTAGACGTAGAAGGTTTTGAACACAATGCTATTACAGGCATGCTAGACCAAATTAAACGTTATAGACCTGTTATTGTGATAGAAGAAAAGAACCTACCACATAAATTATTAAAATACGAAGCAAGACATATCTTAGAAAGCATAGGATATAAACAAGTAGGTCAAGCACACAAGGATATTATCTTTGCTTAACATTACTTTTCTACATGTAGGTAAAGATGCAACATTGCCTACTAAAATGGTAGCTTCTGTAAAAGAAGTTATGCCAAATGCAAATATCGTTCAACTTACAGATGAAAATACACCTATTATTAAGGGTGTAAATACAGTTATTCGTAAAAAATATAACGGTCTTATCATGTTATTTAGACTAGAACACCTAGCTTCACTCAGAGGCAATTGGATAACACTAGATACTGACATGATAATTAAAAAAGACTTATCTCATGTATTTGACCAAGACTTTGACGTAGCACTTACAAGACGTTATGGTGTCATCATGGATACGCATGGGAATGATTTAGTAAAGATCATGCCATATAACGCAGGTGTTATGTTTTCTAAGAACCATGAGTTTTGGAAAGACGCATTAGAAGCATTAAAGACATTTAAACAAGAAGCACATGAGTGGTATGGTGACCAATTAGCCATTAAATTCATATCAGATAAAAACCAATATAAAGTATTAGAACTTCCTTGTGATGAGTATAACTATACTCCAAAGGATAGAGAAGAACGTAAAGATGTATATGTTTATCATTTCAAAGGTCCTCGTAAAGACTGGATGATAGACGGTAATTATTAAAGGATAACTATGGCTTTTACCAACTATACTAGTTTTGTTACAGTAGTAGAAAACTATTTAGCAAGAACAGACTTAAGCTCACAAATACCTGACTTCATTCAATTAGCACAAACAAGAATGTCACGTGACTTAAGAACTGAAAAGATGCTAAAAGTAGCTACTGCACCTATAACTGCAGGTGATGGAACTGTAGCAGTACCTTCAGATATGTTAGAGGTTAGAGAAATACATATACAAGGTAACCCTGTAGTTCGTGTAGCTTATCAAAGTCCAGACTTATTCTTTAAAGACGGTCTTACAACTACTTCAGGTATATCTGTATTTTTTACAATGTTAGGCTCTGAATTTCAGTTTGCTCCTGTTCCAAATGGTTCACAAACTGTTCAAATTCTATACTATGCTCAACCTACATTTATATCAACAACAACAGCTAGTAACTTATATCTAGCTAATTACCCAGACGCTTTATTATACGCAACTCTAGCAGAGGCAGAGCCATACTTGATGAATGATGGTCGTATTCAAACATGGTCAGCTTTATACGATAGAGCAATTGCTAACATTAAGACAAGCGACTTGGGCCAAACATACCCATATACTTCATTAAACGTAACACCACGATAAGGAAAACAAAATGGCAGAAATTTCAAACTACTTAGAAAATGCAATTATCAATGCAACTCTAAGAAACACAACATATACATCACCAGCAACTGTGTATGTATCATTATGGACTTCAGATCCTACAGATGCAGGTAGTGGTACAGAAGTATCAGGTGGATCATACGCTAGAACAGCAGTTACATTTGGCGCACCTTCTAATGGCGTGTCAACAAATAGTGCAGCAGTAGAGTTCCCACAAGCCACAGCTTCATGGGGAAGTATTGGCTGGATAGGTATTAATGATGCTTCTACATCTGGTAACTTACTTTACCATACAGCATTAGATACAGCAAAAACTATTGGCTCAGGTGACATATTTAAAATTGCTACAAGCAATTTATCTGTAACATTAGCTTAAGGTAAATTATGCCAGTACCAATGACGCTAGAAGAGCTAGACGTTTATGGTAGCTTGGAAAATGTACCATATAGTTTAGATAACACGTTTTATAATAATGGCACTACAATATGTGGTCCATGGACGCTAGATCAATTAGACTATTTTGGAAGTTTAGATAACTTACCATTCTCACTAGATGATCCAGTATGGACAACTGGTGCATGTTTTAATTTAGCTACCGGTGCAATATCAGGTGATGCTACAGTAGCTACAAATGCTATTAGAGTTAGAACAGATAGTGGTGCTATAATAGGTAATGCAAGCGTTACTGCAGATGGTATTAAAATATTAGTAGGCGAAGGAAGTATTACTGGTAATGCGACAGTAACTTCAGACGCAATACGTATAAGAACAGATAGTGGCTCTATTAATGGTACTGCTACTGTAACAGCAGATGGCATAAGAGTATTAACAGGTAATGCAAGTATCACAGGTGACGCTACTGTGACTTCAGATGCTATACGCATTAGAACTGATAGTGGTTCTATTACAGGAAATGCGACTGTTACTGCTAACGCTGCAATAGTATTAACAGGTAGCGCAAGTATTACAGGTAATGCAGACTTAGAGGCCAATGTTACAAGAATTACATTTGACTCTGCAAGCATACTAGGTGAAGCTACAGTCACAGCTAACGGTGCTAAAGTTGTATCATCTAGTGGCGCTATTACCGGATATGCTTTATTAACAGGCATAGGTAATGCTATCTATGAAAGCTCAGGTAGTATTACAGGTAACGCTACAGTCACAGCAAATGGTGTTCGTATCCAATTAGGTGACGCATCTATTACAGGTAGTGCAACTGTCACAGCAGATGGTTTAAGAATTAGAACATCTACAGCAGATATTACAGGCAATGCCACAGTATCAGCCGTAGGTGGTGTAGAGTATTCAGGCAATGCAAGTATATTAGGAACAGCACTTCTTACTTGTTCTCCTAACGCTATTTTATATGGCGTAGGTAGTGTTACAGGCAATGCAAATATAATTGCTAATGGCATCATACAAGGTAAAAACTGGAATCCTATTACACCTGGATCAGAGTCATGGAATGTTGTAACACCAAGTAGTGATACTTGGACAGAAATAACAGCAGGTGCAAGTTCATGGACTGATATATCTCCAGGATCAGATACATGGACAGCAACAAGTTCAAGTAGTAATACGTGGTATCAACAAATTTAAGGAACAATTATGGCAAAAGATAAGATCAGTCAGTACGCATCCACAAGTGCTGGCGCAAATTTAAATACAGACATTGCAGGTATTAATATTGATGAGGGCTGCGCACCTTCTAATATTAACAATGCTATTAGAACACTAATGGCTCAAATTCGTGACTTGCAGTCAGCAGCAAGTGGAGACTCTATACCTATCGGTGCAGGTGGTACAGGTTCTACTACAGCATCTTCAGCAAGAGCAGCTTTAGGTCTTGCTATTGGTACAGACATTCCAAGCTATACATCTACAAACACATTTACACCTAAACAAATTTTTACAGGTACATCTAGTGTTATTTCATCTAAATTTACAAACGCTTTAGAATTAGTCACAGTATCAGCTACAGCAGCTACAGGTACTATCAATTATGATGTGACTACACAGTCTGTGTTATACTATACAAGCAATGCAAGTGCAAACTGGACTGTAAACTTTAGAGGTTCTAGTGGTACATCTTTAGATACAGCTATGGCTACAGGCGAAGCTATTACAGTCGTCTTTTTAGTGACACAAGGCTCTACAGCTTATTACAATAATGCAGTTCAAATTGACGGATCATCAGTTACACCTAAATATCAAGGTGGCACAGCATGGACTTCAGGTAACGCTTCAGGAATAGATGCTTACTCTTATACTATCGTTAAGACAGGTTCAGCAACATTCACAGTATTTGCAGCTCAAACACAATTCAAATAGGAATTAACAATGTCATTATTGTCAAGACTAGCTATACAAGCCGCAAGAGCTTATGGCGTTCTATCATCTCGTAGCACTAATGTAGCAGCAGACTATCTTGTTGTAGCTGGTGGTGGAGCTGGAGGCTTCTCTCAAGGCGGTGGCGGTGGTGCTGGTGGGTTACTTACCTCTACTGCAACATTATCTACTCTTACTACATATACAGTGACTGTAGGTGCTGGCGGTGCTGGCAATTCAACTGCTGATACTCCTGGTGGCAATGGAACAAACTCTGTTTTGTCAGGCACAGGTCTAACTACAATAACTTCAGTAGGTGGAGGCGGTGGCGGTGGTGGTAATAGAGCTGGTTTAACAAGTGCAACCGTAGGTTCAAATGGTGGTTCAGGCGGTGGTGGCTCTGGAGTTTATAGTACCACTAAAGCTGGAGGAACAGGCACATCTGGTCAAGGTAATGCTGGCGGCACAGGCGGTGAAGATGTAGCAAGTTCTGGTCCAGAACTAGGCGGCGGTGGCGGTGGATCTTCTGCTGTTGGTGGTAATTTTTCTACTGCTGGTTCAGGGTCTGCTGGTAATGGCGGAGCAGGTACAGCATCTTCTATTAGCGGTTCTTCTGTTACATACGCTGGCGGTGGTGGAGGAGGTATTAGGTCGGATGCTACTAGTGTAGGTAGTGGTGGAGCTGGTGGCGGTGGTGCTGGTGCCACAGGAACATCTGCTGGAACTGCTGGAACTGCTAACACAGGTGGTGGTGGAGGTGGTGGCGGTGGTCAATTTGGAGGTGGCGGTGGTGCTGGTGGTGCTGGTGGTTCAGGCGTAGTCATCATATCTTACACATCTGCTACACCTAAATTCACAGGTGGCACAGTTACTACTTCAGGTGGTAAACAAATTCATACATTCACAGCTTCAGGATACCTAGTCCCTGCTACAGCAGTTACAGCTAGTTATTTAGTAGTGGCTGGGGGTGGTGCTGGTGGTTATGTTACAGGTAATAATAGAGCAGCTGGAGGTGGTGGTGCAGGCGGTTATCAAACATCATCAATAACACTTTACTATCCAGCTACATACACAGTTACTGTAGGCGCTGGAGGATCATCTACAACATCTAGCAACACTAATGGTTCTAATTCTGTTTTATCAGGAACAGGTATTACAACTATCACCTCAACAGGAGGTGGATCTGGTGGATCTACTTTCCCAGATAAAAATGCAGCAAATGGTGGCTCTGGTGGTGGCGGTGGTTCAGGAACTGCTAATACAGGAGGCACAGGCACTTCAGGTCAAGGTAACAATGGCGGAAATGGTAGTGGTAATTTTAGTGGTGGCGGAGGTGGAGCTAGTGCGACAGGAAGTAATGCAAGCGGATCTGCTTCAGGAGCAGGCGGAGCAGGAACTGCATCATCTATAAGTGGTTCTAGCGTTACTTACGCAGGTGGTGGTGGAGGCGGTCAATATAATGGATCAGTTGTAGGTGCAGGAGGTTCAGGTGGTGGCGGTGCAGGAACAGGATCAGCAACAGGCACAGCAGGAACAGCCAACACAGGTGGTGGCGGTGGTGGAACAGGACCATCTGGAACAGCAGATGTTTCTTTTGCAGGTGGAGCAGGCGGCTCTGGAATAGTTATCATCTCATACGCTGGATCACAACAATTTACAGGTGGGACTGTAACATCATCAGGTGGAAACACAATACATACATTTACTTCTAGTGGAAGTTTAACTGGTGCTTATTCTGTAGACTATTTAGTAGTTGCAGGTGGTGGAGGTGGTGCTGGTGCTGCAAATGGTGGTGGAGCTGGTGGCGCTGGTGGTTATCAAACTTCTTCTGTTTATATTAATTCAGGAAATACTTATACAGTAACTGTTGGTAGTGGTGGAACAGGTGGGTCATCAGGAACTAATGGATCAGACTCAGTTTTATCAGGCACAGGAATTACAACAGTAACATCAGTTGGTGGCGGTAGAGCAAATAATAATGCAAACGGTAGTTTAGGAGGCTCAGGTGGTGGTGCTTCTTCTACTAACGGAACTACTTATACTGGTGGTGCAGGAACTAGTGGACAAGGTAATGCTGGTGGAAATTCAGTATCAACAACTCCATTTGCTACAGGCGGTGGTGGTGGAGCTTCTGCAGTAGGTGCTAATGGAAGTGGCTCTCAGTCTGGTGCTGGTGGTAATGGATCTTCTTCATCTATTACTGGTAGCTCAGTAACATACGCTGGTGGTGGCGGTGGCGGTGCGACATCTCAAGGTTCAGCTAGAGGTACAGGTGGCACAGGCGGTGGTGGTGATGGAGGAACTAGTGGAAATAGTGGAGCAGCTGGTACTGTTAATTTAGGTGGCGGTGGTGGTGGAGGTAGTAATTCAAGTGGTCAAACTGGTGGTAATGGTGGTTCTGGTGTGGTAATATTATCTGTTCCTACTACTAAATATACAGGAATTACAACTGGTAGCCCAACTGTAACAACATCTGGAGCTAATACTATATTAAAATATACTGCCTCTGGCACTTACGTAGCTTAACTAAAAGGAAATAAATATGGCACATTTTGCTAAACTAGAAAACAATGTAGTAACTCAAGTAATAGTAGTATCTAACCAAGATATTCTTGATGAAAATAAACAAGAGTCTGAAGAAAAAGGTATAGAGTTTTGCTCTAACCTTTTAGGCGGTACTTGGAAACAAACATCTTATAACGCTAAAATTCGTAAGAATTATGCTGGTATTGGATACACTTATGACGAAGGTCGTGATGCGTTTATTCCACCTAAACCATATAATTCATGGTTATTAGATGAAACAACATGCCAATGGAAAGCACCTGTAGACTATCCTACAGACGGTAAAAGATATACTTGGAATGAAGAAAAAACTTCTTGGGACGCAGTAACAGAATAAGGAAAATGAATGGCTACTCAAAGAATAGCTTTTACAGAATGGCTACCAGATCAGCCTACGACTACAAATGCGTTACTGGAAGCTAATAACGTATATCCTTTAACAGTAGGTTATGGACCATTTCCTTTATCTGCTGACTATTCTAATGCTGCAAGTGAAAACTTAAACAATGTAGTTGCTGTTAAGTTTGATCTTACTACCCAACTTTTTGCAGGTGGAGCTACTAAACTATTTAAGTTTAATGCAGGTACTACAAACTTAGATGATGTAAGTAAGTCAGGTGGATACTCTAGTGCAGAACGCTGGAGCTTTGTTCAATTTGGTAACGCTGTATTAGCATCTAATGATACAGATAAAATACAAGCATGGTATGTAGGCACTTCTACTGCATTTGCAGACGTAGCTGCTTCAGCACCTATTGCTAAATACATCACAGTAGTTCGTGACTTTGTAGTGGCTGCTAATATTAGTGGTACAGCTAATAAATTGCAATGGTCAGATATTAATGACGAAACAGACTGGACTTCAGGCGGTGCTTCACAGTCAGACTATCAAATACTAGCAGAAGGTGGAAACATTACTGGCATTACAGGTGGTGAATTTGGTATCGTTTTATTGGAACGTGCTATTTACCGTATGTCATATATTGGTTCACCATTATTCTTCCAATTTGACGCTATTTCACGTAATTTAGGCTGTAATACACCAGGATCAGTCACACAATATGGCCCTAGTACATTTTTCTTAGCTGATGACGGCTTTTACATGTGTGATGGTACTAATGTGATAAACATTGGTAACGATAAAGTAGATGAATACTTTTACGAAAATATGGCTTTATCTCAACAAGATACTATTAGTGCTGCTATTGACCCAATTCGTAATATTGTTATTTGGAATTATCCTAATACTAACGGTGGCCGTTCACTTCTTATCTACAATTGGTTAGTTAAGAAATGGTCATCTGCTGATACTTCACTAGAATACATTGTATCTTTAGCATCATCCGGTGTTACATTGGAAGGCTTAGATGCTTATGGCACTTTAGACTCACTTCCTGCTTCACTAGACAGCCGTGTATGGTCAGGTGGTAAGTTCTTATTAGGCGGTGCAGACGGTGCTAAAATTGCTACGTTTACCGGACAAAATTCTACAGCAAATATTACTGTAGGTGAGATGGAATTTGGATATAACTCTGTAGTGACTAATGCACGATCACAAATAGATAATGGTGCTTGTACAATGGCTATAGCATCACGTAAAGAATTAAATGGTGCTGTAACATATAAACCTACAGTCACACAAAACTCTGATGGTACATGTCCATTACGTTCTTATGGTCGTTATCATAGAATTAGAGTGACACCTACAGGTACATGGACACATGCTATATCTATAGATGTAGACTACACACAAAGTGGAAATAGATAATGTCAAAACGTGACATGTATCGTAAGCTAAATTGGCAAGGTGGTACGCCAAGAGAAGTAGCTGAAATTGTAAATAACTTAGTAGAAGGTAAGTCTAATAATACAGGCGATATTACTTTAGTAGCTTCAGGTGCTACATCTACTACTATTTATGATGAACGTATAGGGTATAACTCTTATATTGGACTAGAACCTAAAACACAAACAGCAGCTAGTACATACTTCCCATACGGTGCATTTCAAGACTCTACAGATCAAAGTATAGCAACTATTACAGCTACTGCTAACGTTACATTAAACACTACAGACTATAATTTAGGTACAAGTCTTGTAGATGGTTATAAAATAAAAGTAGACTATTCTGGTCTTTATAATGTTCAATTTAGCATTCAATTTGCTAATGATGACTCACAAATACAAGATGTAGATGTATGGTTTAAAAAAAATGGTTCAGATGTAACAGGTTCTAATAGTAAATTTTCTATAGACAGTAAACATGGTAGCGTTAAAGGTCATCTTATTGCATCTTTAAACTTTAATATAGAATTAGCTAAAGATGATTATGTTAGTTTATCATGGGCTACAACTTCTACTTTGGTTACAGTAGAACATTTAGCAGCACAAACTACACCTACTAGACCAGCTACACCTAGTGCTATTGTAACTATTCAGTATTTAAGTGCCAATTCATACACTACAAATTTATTTACAGAACCTTATATTAGCTCACAGTCACAAGGTCAAGCTACTATATCGCATCCTGCAAATACAGGCACAAACAAGGTATATCGTTATATAATAGTAGGATGATATTACACTATATACCTAAAGATCAGTTAAGACAGCATTGGGACTACATTAAACATGGCTTAGAGCTTATTAGGGCCAAAGGTCATAATGAATGGATAGTAGAAGACATTTACTGTGACTGTTATGAAAATAGATCAATGTTATTTCTTGGCATTGTTAATGATAAAGCAGTAGGTTTCGTAGTACTTCAACCAATAGGTAATGCTCTTCATGTATGGGCCACATGGTCTACATTATATGATGAAACATTATTTCACCAAGCATTTAAAGAAATACAAACAATAGCAAAGCAAGGCGGTAAAACTAAAGTTACATTTACATCTGCAAGACGTGGATGGGAGCGTAATGCTAGAAAAATGGGTTTTAAACCTCAAACATGGGAATATATACTTTAAGGAAGCAATATGAAATTACTGAATTTTAAATGGTTATTACCTGCATTAGGTGATTACTTTACATTCTATGGTGGCGGTGGATCAGGAGGCGGAGGTAGTGGTACGTCTACTACAAAGTCTGAACTAGACCCAACGGTAAGACCATTCGTAGAATATGGTTTACAAGAAGCTAAAGGTTTATATCAACAACCTGGCCCAGAATACTTTGGTGGTCAAACTTATGTAAGCCCATCTCAACAAACTACTTTAGCTTTACAAGCTGCTCAAAATAGAGCATTACAAGGTAGCCCATTATCACAAGCTGCTCAACAACAACAATTAGGTACTATTGGTGGCCAATATCTATCAGCAGGTAACCCATACTTTACACAAGCTTTAGGTGGTGCAACTCAAGAAGCTACACAAGCATATAATGATGCTATTAAAGCTGCACAAGGTACTGCATCTTTAGCTGGCCGTTATGGATCAGGCGTATCTGCTGACATTCAAAATAGAGCTGCAAATACATTAGCTAATACTTTAGCTAACAAATACGGTGATCTTGCTTATGCTAATTATGCAGGTGAACGTGCTGCTCAACAACAAGCTGCATTTAATGCACCTCAAATGGCTGCTGCAGACTATGCTGATATTCAACAATTAGCTAACGTAGGTAAAACTACAGAAAACTATCAACAAACAGCATTACAAGCTGCAATTGATAAATTCAACTTTGAACAAAACAAACCTTATCAAAAACTTCAAGCATACCTTGGTGCTGCTTATGGCGCTCCAGTTGGTCAAGTATCTACTACACAGTCTCAACAAAGTGGTGGTGGCAAGATCGTATGTACAATGATGAACGAACAAGCTTATGGCTTTGGCTCATTTAGAAATGCAATTTGGCTTAAACATTCAGCTAATATGCCTAATGCTAAAGTATATGAAAAAGGTTATCACACATTATTCTTACCATTAGTAGAATTTGCTAAAGGTAAAGGTAAACTTAACAAAGCAGTACGCAATGTATTAGCACATATTGCTAGACATAGAACTGCTGATATTTATAAACAAATGCGTGGCAATAAGAGAGACACATTAGGACGTATCTATCGTTCTATCTTAGAGCCAATTTGCTACTTAGTAGGAAAGGTATCTTAATATGGGTATGCCAACATTAATAGGCGCTGGAGTAGGCGCTGTCGGTTCAGCAATTACAGGTCAAAGCCCATTAAAAGGTGCTTTACTTGGTGGTGCTACAGGTGGTTTATTTGGTGGATCAGAAAGCTTATTAGGTAGTAAAGTAGCTAATATGTTTTCTAGTGGAGTAACTCCAGGTGTACAACTTGGTGCAGATGCAGCAGGTACAGCTCTTACTCCAGGTATGGGTATTAATAACTTATTTAGTCCAGTACCTACTACAGGTTTAAGTACTAATTTAGGTGCTATTGGAAGTACTCCAATACCAGCAACAACTACTACTGGTGCATTTGCTGACGGCATTAATTTAACATCTGCAAACTTGGCCGGTGGTATAAATAACATTCCATTAGGTGCTATAGATACATCTAAAATATTTAACTATACACCGCCAACAGCTATGGATAAAATAACAGGTGCAGGTACTATGTTATCTGACTGGGCGCAAGCTAACCCATCACAAGCTTTAAGTTCAGGTCTGCAAGGTTATCAAGCTCTTAACCAACCAGCTCCTCCACTTAATTTACCAGTAGCTCCTTCAGCTCCAATTACACAAAGACCAGCTCCATCATTAGGTTTAAGTGAAGATGAAAAACTCTTAACAAGACTATCACCTAACTATGGCGGCTTACAAGTTTATGGTAGAGGATATTAATTATGGCATTTTTTGACACAAATACTGGTTTTGGAGACTTGTTTAGTGGCATGAATATTTTTGGTGCTAGACAACCTGAATACTTGGGCGGTTTATTAACTACAGATCAACAAGAAAAGTTAAAAAACCAAGCATTACTATCAGGCCTTATTGGTGCAGGCGCTACATACTTAGCTACTCCTAAAAACCAAGGCTACGGATCACCGTTACCATACCTTGCTAAGTCATATCTAGGTGGTATGCAAGCATCACAAGGTGTTTATAACACAGCAACTGAAAATGAAATGAACAAGCTCAAGATCCAAAAAGAACTTAGAGATGCTCAACTAGACTATCTAAAAGCTATTCCTACTGATATTCGTGAGTTTGAATATGGTCAAAAAAACCCAGAATTCTTTGCACGTCAAGAAAAACTAAAAACTTTAGCAGCTCCTAAAACTAATGTGGTTACTAACGTATCTAACAAAGAGTTTGCATCTAATGTTATTAAAGATCTTGAAGGCAGTTTAAATGCAGGTATGGATGCACAAAGCACATTGCCAACATATAGAACAATGAGACAACTTATTGATGAAGGTGTAAAAACAGGTGCAGGTGCTGAAACAGCTAAAACAATTTCTAAAGCAGGTCAATTACTTGTCCCAGGCTTTAATGTTGATGCTACTTCTAAACTTGAAGCATTTGACTCATTATCTAAAAACGTTATTATTCCTCAAGTTAAAAAACTTGGTGCTAACCCAACAAATACAGACTTACAATTCATTGTTGACTCAGCTCCATCTATTGGCAAAACACCTGAAGGTAATAAACTATTACTTAATGCACTTGAAATTGGCGCTCAACGTGATGCTGAACTTGCTAATTGGACAGCAGACTGGCAACTTAAAAATGCTAACCTTATTGAAACAAGCCCATCACAAGCTAGAGCTAAATTGTTTAAAGACAAACTTGCATTTACTAAAGACTTGCAAGCTAGAACTGCTCCGGATGTTCTTGCTATTAAGTCACAATTGCCAAACATGGTTCAAAGCGGTGCAGGTGTTATTAAAAACAAAAATATACTATTTAAGTAAGGACTAAACATGGCTCAAGATCCAAAAGCAGTTATTCAAGAACTGTATTTTGACTTATCTGCTGGTAGAGACCAAGGTAATTTAAGTAAACAAGGTGAGACTGTTTTAAATGCTATTGAGACTGGTGTAGTAACACCACAAAGTATTGGACAGTATTTGCAAGGTGCTACATTAAATTTCTCAGATGAATTACTAGGTACACTTAATTCTGTATTTGGTAAGAAACCAGGCGTTATCTCTCAAGCAGCTAAAGAAGCAGGATATGGTGACATTACACCTAGACAAGCTGGTGTAGGTTTAGAGCGTTTAGCACTAGAACAAAGAGCTTCTGAAAAACCAATTAGATCTATTACAGAGCAAGTTATAGGTGGTGCTATTCCTGCTGTAGCAAGTAAAGGAACTACACTACCATTAACATTAGGAAAAGCTGCTGTACAAGGCTTTAAGTCAGGTGCAATTGCAGGTTTTGGTGCAGGTGAAGGTAGCCCAACTGAACAATTAACTTCTACAGGTATTGGTGGTGTAACAGGTGGTATAGCATCACCAGCACTACAAGCAGGTGCTAGAGTTATTAAGAATGTGTCTCAACCTATTCTTAAGTCTATGTTTGCTGATCCAAATGTAACAGGTTTACAAGCAGGTAGAAATTTAGTTAAAGAAGCATTAAAGTCTGACGTAGGATCAGTAGATGAAGCTATTAATACAGTACTTCAAAACTCTGGTAAACCATATACACTAGCTGATATTGGCCCTAATACTAGAGCTTATTTAGATGCTGTAAGTCTTATCCCATCACCAGCAAAACAAACTGCTAAAAAGTTCTTAGAACAACGTGATAAAGGTATTTCAGCACGTTTAACTTCAGACTTACAAGACGCATTTGGTAGCACAGCATCATTCTTTGATGAGTTTAACGCACTTAAAACAGCTAGAACTGATCTAGGTAAAAAGATGTATGCTAATGCTTTTAATAAACAAGTGCCAGTTAATAAAGAGCTTACAGACTTATTGGGCCGTCCAAGTGTACAACAAGCTTACGCTAGAGGTATTAATATTGCACAAGAAAAAGGTATTAAAGTACCTAACGTTTCAGTTAATGCTCAAGGTCAACTAGTTACAGCAGATAATAAACTTGTTGATAAAGTAGATACAGAATTCTTACACTACGTTAAAATGGGTTTAGATGATCTTGTATATACAGGTAAGTCACCATCTAGCGGTATCGGTAATACACAATTAAACTCTATCAAAGATACTAGAGCGCAATTCTTAAATTACATTGACAAGAATAACCCATCTTATAAGTCAGCACGTAATTACTGGGCAGATGATACAGCTACTATGGATGCTATGCAGTCAGGTAGAACATTCTTAAAAGCTAACCCAGATCAATTAAAAGCTGATATTAAAAAAATGTCTACATCTGAAAAAGAAGCATTTAGACTAGGTGCTATGTCAGATCTTATTGAACGTGTAGGTGGTCAGTCTACAGATACAGTTGTACCTATGACAGCTAACGTAGCACGTAACATTCTTAAAGATCCTAAGCGTGTAGCGCTTATTAAAGCTACTTTTCCAGACAATGAATTAGGCCAAAACAAATTTAACCAGTTCATTAAAAACTTCCAAACAGAAATGGAAATGAAAGCTACATCTAGTCAAGTATTAGCTGGATCACAAACAGCAGGAAGACAAGAAGCGGCTAAAGCAGTACGTGGCACTATTGCTCAAGAAGCACCAAATATTGATGCACAAAGCCTCATATTTAATGCTCTTAAAATGGATGCTACACAAATGAATGAACAGCAACTTAAGTCAACAGCTAACGAAGTAGTTAAGATATTGACTGAGACTGATCCAAAACGACTACAACAAATTGCAAAAGAACTTACTACACGTAGACCATCTGAGGTTGTTTCAGACGTATTAACTAGAGGCGGAAGAGCGCTTATTAGTCCATACACAACCGGTGGCGTTGCTGGTAAGTTTGGAGCTACAACTCAACAAAGATATTTCCCAGGCCTTTTGGGTACTCCACAGTAAAGGAATAGCAATGAGCGAGATAGATCCATTTAAGTATGGCCAACTTGTGGCTCAAGTTGACCAAATGGAAAAGAAAATAGATAAATTAGAAGCAGGTATGGATGAACTTTTAGCGCTAGCCAATAAGTCTAAAGGTGGTTTCTGGGCCGGTATGACTATAGCATCATTTATCGGTGGTTTATTTACATTTGTTATGCACAATTGGTTAGGAAAATGAAATGAAACAATTTCTAATGGCAATTACTTTAGTGTTGCTATGGTTGTTTTTATATGACTATGCAGATGGAAAAGAATTGCCAAAGGAAATGTCAATGGCTACTGAAGCTGGTGAAGTAGTATTAACACTAGAAGAATGTACGTTTACTAAAATGGGTTTACGTGGCTATCCTTATGCTGCGTATGCTACAGATAAAGGTAAACCTAACCATGAAGGTTGCTGGAAAAAAGAAGAAGTTAATCACATGGAGTCAGTATTAATTTACTTTCCAGAGATAGATGCTACAGCAGTATATAACCCACAACTATTTAAACCCCGTTCAACTATATGACACATTGGATAAATGAGAACAGCATTGCTGCTCTATACTCTGCACTTATAGAAATGAGTATATTTGATGAGTATAAACTTCCTCCAGCAAGTAAAGTTGACTTTGTTATTGTTAATGATAATAGCATTTGTGGGCAATATGAGCCGCCTGAAGCTGGTGAACCTCATGTTATTACTATAAGTGTTGCAAGACATTCACATCTTTATCCTGTACTAATAACATTATGTCATGAAATAATACACATGATATGCTATTTAGAAGCACCTAAAACAGAAAAATATACGAGCCATAAAGGTTTATTCTTAAAACTACAGAAACAAGTAGCTAAGATGTATGGCTTTGACCCTAAAGAACTATAAGGAGTATTATCATAGACCCTATTACTATTTTATCTGCATTTGCACCAGTTGTTATGGACTTAGGCAAGTCTCTTATAAACCGTTTTGTAGCACCTAGTGAATTTAAACCTGCTACAATAGAACAATATGCTAAAATGAAAGAAATTGACTTAGAGTTTTTTAAAGTCATGAATGAAGCAGGAAGTGGTAACCCATCTTATCCATGGGTAGAAGCCATTGCAAGACTTATGAGACCTGCTATTGGCCTGATTGTATTAGCAACATGGGCAACTATGCACCTACAAGGTATCGCAACACAAGAAGTAGATAACTTTGCTAGTGCGGTTGGTTTCTATCTCTTTGGGGAACGTAGTTTATTCTACATTAAAAAGAAATGATCGTATTAAACATACTAAACTTTATTGGTTTAGCTATACTTAAATTATTAGTTGTTTCATTGCTATTCGTAGCCATGGGCTTCTCGATCTTATTCATGTACGCCATGCAATATTTAACCCAAGCACTTAACTACATAGACAACAATGTTAATTGAAGTAAAACGGTTTGAATTCAAAGACACACATACAGTAGGTAAGATGTATGTAGATGGTATATATGAATGTTATACACTAGAGGATGTAGTTAGAAATGGCTCTAAAGTTATAGGCAAGACAGCTATACCTACCGGTGAATACAAAGTCATTATAGATAGATCTGTACGCTTTAAACAAGATATGCCACATATACTAGACGTGCCTAACTTTACAGGCATACGTATTCATGCTGGCAATACTTCAGCACATACAGACGGATGTATATTACTTGGTACAACATGGACAGGTGGAGACTTTATTGGTAACTCTAAGTTAGCATATAACAAGTTCTTTAAGAAGTTACAGCAAGCTAAAAAAGCTACCATTAAGATATGCTAGAGTATTTGATCTGCGATATTCTATGCGCTATAGATCACTTTAAATACGTTTTGTTATTCATTATCATGTATTTAGTGTATAATAAAGTATCTCAAAACTAGGAGAGTTACTTGAAATATAGATCAGTCTTAGTCATATCTGACATGCACATCCCTTATCACCATCCTGACGCATTTGCATTTTTAAAAGCGTTAAAAAAACAATTTAAGTTTGACCATGTAGTAAATATAGGTGATGAATTAGATCATCATGCTATATCTATGCACGAACATAACCCAGACTTATATTCTGCCGGACATGAATTAGAGCAGTCTAAAAAGTATGTTCAAGAATTAGAAAAGATATTTCCTAAGATGACATTGGTACATAGCAACCATAGCTCATTAGTATACAGACGTGCTTTAAAATATGGCATGCCTAAAGGATACCTAAAAGACTATAACGACTTTTTAGGGGTGGGTAAGGGCTGGAATTGGGTGGATGACCACACAATAACATTAAGTGATAACTCAAGGTGTTTCTTTACTCATGGCCTCTCTGCAGACGTTTTAAAGGTAGCCCAGCAGTATGGAATGAATACCGTGCAGGGCCACTACCATACCAAGTTTAGTATCGGATACTACAGTAACCCAGATGCACTTATTTGGGGGATGCAAGTAGGTTGTTTAATACATCAAAAGTCTATGGCATTTGACTATGCTAAGAATTTTAAAAGCAGGTTCATTGTAGGCTGCGGTGTAATTGTAA